TGAGCTACAAATAGCACAACGTAAGATGTAAAAACATCTCATCCAGGAATGAATAGGTATTCATACCCCTGCTCGGCCGCCGAGCAGTATCCTGACTTTCTCCCCGTGAGAAAGCCTCTTGCGACATTTTATAGACTGTCGTCTATCCCATATACAATATATATATAAAAATTGTATATAAATAGCCATGATCGAACCCAAAAGATCTAAGCTGGAAAGGGGTCACTATATACGTAATATACAGGAGCTCCAACAAAGAGTCCCAATTGAAAGTCTTCCGCTGTAGAAATGTACTTATCAATTCGCGTGAGAACAACATTATCTGATCCTTTAATTTCAGTTGTTAATTCATGACCCAAATGATTCCCAGCATAATAATCGAGATCTCTGGCAGGAACGAATCTTTGTCCTGCAGTATAAAAAGGAGTTTCGTATTCTAAACATGGATTATTAAAAGCTGGTGTAAGTGCAGTTCCTCCCAAGGAACCGCGTAAAGTTTGCAGCATTGATTTTCGCCGGGACCCAACATTAGTACCATCGAGTGGCTCAAAACTCACCTGATTATAAGTTCCTCCGAAGGTATGTCTAGCAACACCAAACGATCCACTATGACCGCCTGTGTTTTTATTAGTGAGTATTGCTTTATGTCGCAACCCTCCCCTACGCATAGCAAATGCAGGTGTAAGGTAATTCAACAAAGTTGTATTACAAAAATTGTATGGAGCATTTCCTCCAGTAGATGGTATAGCACGATCGTCACCAGATGGATCCCATCCTCTATAATACGGAAAGTCTGTAAGATTAATCGAAACCATTCGAAAGCCTATGCCAAATTCTGCAGGCCAATAAGATGAATGGTAATGGTATCTTCGCAACAAATCACGAAAACTCACTATCCTTTCACCCTGATATACAAGGTATTGATTATCGTCTTTGACTAAATCCGTGTAAGATCCAAAAGCTTGAATCTCATTAGAGCAATCAGGAGCATTAGATTCATCAACACTCGTGGCGAGTGCGTCAGGTGCTTGTTCTGACTGTGCAACATATGGTGCGATGTCACTTTGCTGTTGAAAATAAGAAACATTATTCAAACCTTTTACGGTTGGAACAGCAAAGGCAATGTCTTCACCGCCGCTAACCCACACTTGTACTTTAACTGCAGCATCGGAAGTGCTTGGAGTTGCAAGTTCATTAACGACGTAGACACTAAGACTACCGTTATCAAATGCGGTACCAGCAGCAATATTGGCATCTGTACTGAAAGTAGGAATAGAAAAAGCAGAAGAAGAATCGTCTGCTCCAAGCACATAGTTCCAAGCCCTAACGTCAGCCCACTTAACCTCATATTCAAAATCTCTATCCTCTGAAATATCAATAGTAGTAGAATATACCTGGTTATAAGCGACAGGCCCAGAGTTGTTAGAACGTGGATTGTAAACAATTCTTAAACGTCCTCTATGATACTCAGAACAAATAACATTAAACCTAAATTTGATTGAGCCTTGCCATGCTTCAAAAGGATTCGAAGCGAAAGCAAGAGCAGTAGGATGAACTTCAGTGACAGGTGCAGCCGAAAGTGTCCTAACTAACGAGGGAGTAACCAACATAGACGCTAAAAGAGTGTCTGTAGTGGCAGATTCCGGCCAATCAAATTGTTGCCAAAAGGAAGGTCGTTGAGCAATTGCTGAAATAGCAAGTTCATCCTCTCCACCAAGCCCCATAACTCTCGTATCAATAGTAAGCTCATTCTTAGAATCAGTAGACAACTTGATAAGAGGCTCAGAAGTGTCAGTGTTAGACAAATTACCCATATACCTAGGAACATACGGTTTAGTATCCTCAAGTACTTGTGGACGAGAATAACCAAAAAGCTTAGCCACTTGACCAATGCGAGAAGCAACCATAGCGGTAGCTTTTGCATAAGGCGCAATGACTGGAATCATAGAAAGAGCATTGGCTGCATTGGCAACTGCTGAAGCAGGTTTGCTTATTAAACCATCTTTCACAAATTCGTCATTTGTTCTGGTATTATTGATCTTCTTTGTAGGGCGTTTATTCTTCTTTCCACCTGCTTGTTCAACATAAGTAGGAAATCCAAAATCATCCAATTCTCTATCTGCTGTGCCAGACTGAACCTGGGCAGTTGTAGGAACAGAGAGAGTAACATCTTCGGCCCAGACAAAAACCGTAACTGTAATGGGATCAGTACCACCATTGGCGTGACGCAAAATGTCAAAATCATGGATAGTGACTCGACCCATATCATCAGTCCAGTTACTTTGAGTAATATCAAGAAAGTTCTCAGGCCATAAAAAAGGCAACAACATTTCACCACCTTGTGAAGTAGTAGGATCAAGCATAAAATGAGGCTTTTGAGAAGCCCCAACCAAATCTTGTTCAAAAAATGCACGGTTAAGAGTCACTATATCTCTGGTAAGATATGGATTATAAGAGACCAAAGCTCGTCCATAATAAAAAGAATTGCCATTAATAAGCATCTTCATTCTGAGATTACAACGTAAGTTACGATACCTGTTTATTTTTTGTAAAACATCAGCATTACTAAAAAACTCAGTCCACGGATTAAAAACCTCAAACAACCTAGAACTTTCCGGAATCCATTGAAATTCCTTGATCTTGATAGGACGACCGAGGAAGGAACCGAGTTCTGCATCGCTAAATCCTGCGAGTTGGGTAGTGACATCTGGTGATGATGAAATGTCGTAAGACCATGGTGTGTCTCCATCGACAAAATGTACATTTTGTGTTGATATGTGCTGAGGCGCCTTTGAGACACTATAAGCGCCAGCATTAGGACTATTTGAGTCAGCCCCAAGACTATTTGTATTATTATTATCAATCGAAGTAGGTAATATTTAATATATACAACACATCAGGGCAGTACCTACTGCTACTGTGTGCGACAATGTTTCTTTGGCTGACGAAACCGCCGGTAAATACCGGTATCCTAAGGGTAGGATGTCTATATGTACAAAGCTTCCATAAAATATACAAACATGTAAATCATAAAATATGTAGTATCCATATATACACAACTATTTTAAACTTATACTACGAATAGTTCCGGAGTGGATAGATTTTACGCCTCTCCAAGGCGTTTGGAATTTATTCTGAGAAATCCCACTCATCGCCTACTGTAGAAGCAAATGCATCTTCATCAGCAACCTCATCAATTTCATCAGGTTCACGTCCAAGATATCTAATCTCGAAGTGCTTAAGCCTGTCTTCATATGATTCAGTTAGCATTTTGCAAGAGTCAGTCATTCCACATTTGAAAGCTACCTCTTTCATTTGCTTTCTACGCAATTCGTAGACTTCCTTGCCATGTTGCCACCATTCACGCAAGGCTCCGTCAATGTTTCCAGCAGATTGGTCTTCCAAAGACACAACCTTAGATTCAAGGACGGTGTGGAGACTTTTGAAGATTGATTCTTCAGCCAAAGCTCCATGAATCATACCAGTATCCGCATTGAATTTGTTCTCGCGCTTCAAAAAATCAGCTTCGAGATCATTCATGTAAGGAGTTGGCTCAGATTCCTTATCTGGCATAGTGAAAACCATATCACGCTCCTTCAAGAATTCAGCATATGAAATGTGATTAAACCAATCATAGCCCTTCTTAACGGAACCCTTAACATCATCACCATAGGTCATGATAGCACAAACCTCACGAAAAGGTTTTGGCTTACCAAGGTGTGATGGCCAGAGGTGGAAATACGCACATCTTAGTTGCAAGGAGTTGACAATACAGTTAATGTAAACAGTCAAATTTTGTCCGGAAGGATTAGATCCTTTATGGATGATAATATCTCCATTGTAAGCAACACAAGAATAAGCAATCTCAGTTGCAATACCCCTCATGATAGTGAGGTCATCTTCTGTGTACTTACCACACTTTTCTGCAATCTCAATTAAAGCAGCAAAAGCAGCATTAATAAGTTGTGCTGGCATACGAAGATCATATTTACTATAATCTCCTGCCAAAATACGGTCTACACCATGTTTCTTCATATGATTTGCCAATTGATCCCATTCAGGACCTTGAGCATTTACACCTACTGCACACTCAGAGTCGAGTGGAAATAGCGAAAGAATACGGGCAAGAGGTAGAAAGTATTTACGAACCATCATTTGTGTGGCCCAGTCTGCAGCTTGAAAAACCCTAACCTTGTCTTTAGTTAACTTGGTTGGTTCATCCTTTACACATGCTTTGAAAATTGAATAACATCTTTTTCCCGAAAGAAGGATTTGTTCCATTTTTCTCATTTCATTAACAATCATAGGATGGGCTTCAGCTGGACATTGGAAATCCGGATAATCCAACGGATCCAATAGTTCAATCATTTCTCTCTTTGGACCTGAAAGTGGATAACCTTTTGAAGTACCTTTTGGCATAGCATCAATAAAACGCTTACCATCTTTACCACAAAGAGTTTCCATATCGGTCATAGGAGTTAATTCTGAAAGAACCCACAACTTAAACTTGTCACGTCTGAAAATATCAATAAGACCATTAACATAGTCTTTATATGCTGCTTCAACGAGACTACCTTCAATCCCTGCACTAGGATTGGCTGAGTGAGCTAGGGATGCTTGCCACATTTTAGTTCTATGGAATTTCGGAGCACCATGTTGGTTCTCAACTCCAGTTACTTCAGCAACGGTATCTGAGATGGGTGTTTTTCGCACTTTACTCTTAGTGTGAGTAACTCGTCTGCCATCCTGGCCTAAGTACTCGACATTACTGCCGATAGGTAAGTAATTAACAGGGGACTTCTCATGAATATCTTGAGTAACTAACACTTGTTTTTCATAACGAGTAATGGGAAAATCACCATTCACAGTGGAGGGAAAAGCACCTTTCCATTTCTTATGTGCTTGGTCCCATACATCCTGAATCTCTTTTTGAGTGACAGTTAATGCCTTTCCTTTGGGAGAATCAGGAATACCACGTAAGTGAACACCTCCTATGCATTTACGTGCAAAATTGGCAACTACAACACCCATGCATAGTCCAGTAAAAGTGTTGTAAGGCAACTCATAATCGTAACCTGCTCCACCAGATTTAGAATCCTTAGTATATGTAATACGAATAGGATCTGACTTCAGAGAACCATCACCATTCTTATACAAGAAATGGCCTGATCCAGAAGCTGTAATCTTATCAGGGAACAAGTGACGAATGTCAGCAAAGACACCTCCAGAAGCAATATTGACTAAACACAAATCCTTTCCAGGGATTGGAATCATGTAGTTAGTGCTAACAATAGCTTTGAAAGTCGAGTTCAATTCAGATGGATTTTTGCGAGTAATTAGTGCTCTCATATCTTTACGATTCTTGAAGACATGCAAAGGCATCATGAACGTATTGCCTCCAAGGGCTAGAACATCACATTTCTGTTGGAAACCATTTTCAACAAATACTCCGTGACATAAATTAGCTTCAACTTTGTTCAAAACTTGTTCAAACGTCATAGTAGCAGATTTATCAGTAACATGAAGTTCAGCAGCAACAGCTGTTGCCCAAGGGTTAACCTCAGTATCTCTCTTCTCGATTTCCTCAACATTTTCAGGGACAAGAGCAGATTGCTGTAAAGCGACTGCAGTACGGAAAATACCAGTGAATTTGTAAATAACTCCAGTAATAGCACACATGCTAATAAATGCTTTAGTCTTACTCTCTCTAATAGACCTAAAAACATCAATAGTTGCATCTCTACGAGCAAGCAATTCGTTCATACGGTCGTTTCTCCATTTAGCTAACAAACCTCCATACAAAAGTGCATGTGAGCCCAGAAGAGCTCCTCCACACATTAAAGTATTAGTTTGTTCAAACATAGTACAAGCAGTCAAAGTGGACAATAAGGAAAAACCAACTCCTCTCCTAGCCTTCTTTTCAAAAGTTAAAAATTTACGGGCATTGCAAAGCATGTAAGCCCCAGATACTAATCTGTTGGTAAAAAACCAGGTTGGGAATTTTCCCACGAAATTGGATACACGAGCTCCCATAATTTCAAATTGATCCTTGATAAAATCAAAGGATTCTTCCAAAGAAGCTTGTTGCTCACCTTCATCTTCATCATTGCTTTCACAATCACTTTCATCATCGCGATTACAAAGAGGAGGCATTTCCAAATCATTCTCGTCTGCATCTCCCACAATATCACTTACTTCACGACAGAATTCATTCAACCCTGCAGTAGCTTCACATTCACAAAGATTATGAGCTAAATTGCATGATTTGCAGTATCTACGTGAGGCAACAAGACCTTCTCCCTTCTTAATCAATCTGCGCTGATTCTCAAAATGTTTCTTGCATTTGGTGGTCAAAAAACGGAGGGTCTGATTAATGGTTCTAGGCTTATTTTCCTTGACACCATCAATGTGACGTAAATGAGAATTATCCCCACCTTCTTTCTTCTCCAAAGGTGTGTAAATTTGCAAGTCCCAAATATCATTCACTAACGAATCTCCTGGGAAAGTCTCAAGGGCTTTAGCACTATCAAGACGACCGTCCTGAAGTGCGAATTCCTTCTTAACTTCTACTTCCAAATGAACATCGGCACGACGAACAATAGAATATGGACAAATAGATCCAACATTCGCATGTTTAGCCAAGGGAGCGTTTGAAGTGATCACAAATACTCTAGGTCTGATTTCAATCTTTCCTTTCTCATGAAGATCAGCCTTATTCGCATAAGTAATCATATTGTTGTTGATATCAATAATACGTTCTGTAGGTGCCTTATCCAAGAAATCGGATTTGGTATTACCAAGATCATCAAAAAAGATTCCTGTAGTATGTCCCTTTAACGAAGAGTCAAACTTGTCAGATTCCTTAATGATAGCAGTATTTTTGGTATCAGGATCAACACCCGAGGCTGCCAAACAATCAGCCATTACAACTTGAGCAATAGTAGTTTTACCACGACCAGAATCTCCCCACACATAAACAGTGAAAGGAGCAAAACGCATAGAACCATCAATTCGTTTAGCTTGATAAGCAGCACGATTTTTGCGAAGAACATCAATACGTTTCTCTAGATACCCTTGTTGCCAGGTACCTTTAGCAGACTTAAATAATCTCTCAGATAATTCTAGAGCCTCATCCAATAATTGACTATACTCAATATCATTAATTGTACGAAGCTCTCCCTTGATTGTAACTTTCTTCTCATGTAGATTAAAAACCATAGCATGTTCATGCAATTCCAACAAAGGAAAGTACAATTCATCTAAGGCTTTACTATCATCATTAGTGAAAAACAAAGGACTAAAGGATTTTTGTTTGAAACATTCATAGCCACCTTCGATAAAATACACAACGGTGTCCAAAACAGCTCCGACTAAATCAATAGCTGTACTATGTTTCGATACAGTGCCCACGCGGAAAAGATCAACACCCTGCACAGACCACTTAAGGTTAGTTACAGAGCATAATCCAACAGAAGCTGCTACTGAAATAAGAGCAGAAATCTTTCCAAACATTGGCGCATTACGGACAGCATCCCAATTCTCTCGAAGATCGGGAATCTTGCTCAACCATTCAACACCAGTAGGCGTCTTTTCCCCAAAAATTGCTGCTTGCTGCTCAAAAATATTATATCCGAACAGATCCTTGCACCACTTAATAGTATCTTCTTGAGCTAAAATTTGCTCGCAAAGACTACCAGTTGTTAAAGCTCTCAACGACAAAACAATTTGAGCTGCAACTTGCGCAGGAGTTTCCAAAGCAGGTAGAGTAATAGCTAACGCACCGACAACTTCCAATACTTCCATGAGTCTGGATGTGTGAGCTTCAGCTTTCATCGACAAAAGTTTATCCTTAGCTAAGTCAACAATACTAGCAGGGTATAACTTTTCAACTAGGGACTGGTGAACGAAATCAACATTAGGTTGTGGAGGAGGACTCTTTTTAGGAGCACTCTTTGGTACATTATCTTGATTTCCGTTCTTCCTCATATTCTTCAACTTTTCCTGTCTACGAGCTCGCTCATTTTTAGCAAATTTCTTGTAACGTGCTTGTTTCGGGTTAAAAATCTCCGATTGAGGGATGTAAGGACTATTACCTAAGGCAAGGGAATCCTTGACCCAGAAGAAGTGTTTTGGGACACCATCTACTGAGTTGATAGAAGAGTAAAATTTCTCCGTAGAGCTAACGTAAACCTCTCTATTATTATTTACGATACTATTATT